GTACTCGGCAAAGATATTATCTCCAAACTTTTGCATAAAATGATACTCGTTATCAAATTTCTTTGATTCTGTATCTTCATCCCGCCATGAATTATAGAAACGACTTTCCTCTATAGTTTCTCCTAACGATGAACAATCATTTTGTTCGATGATCGACAAAGCCTTATCATAAGTTGAATAGTGCTTATTAAGCATGACGCCGTTATATTCAAGGTATCCGTCTGAATGGCAATAAACTGAAGCAATCGAGCCATCTGTTTTTTGTACTGCAATTTCGCTACGAGTACTCATGATGATGTTTCCTTTGTTTAAATACTTTTCATTTGTTCAATCTCGTTATAGTCCTGTATTCGATCATTCATAATTTTTCATCTTTAACGGCATCGTTCAATAACTCGAACAATCTTACCTTGCTATATTCTCCATCGGAAACAGAGCTTGCAAGATCACAGGATTCCCAAAATGGCAAACTTAGAGATTTTTTGTATTTGCGATGTATCTCGCTGCACAATTTTCGATATTCATTCGCCTTCATAATTTTTTGTCTCCTTAAGTTAAGACTGATTGTACCATAGCTAGAATTAGAAATACAGAGAAATTATGTACTTTTTTATCCGCAGATTTAAACTAAATGTGAACTCAATAAATGTATTAATCCTGACACTATTTACTTGCAGACTTTCAAGGCTATGGAATTTCAATATGCACAAGGATATGCGCCATAGTCCCTTAGAATTAAGGAGTTATGGAATTTGTAAAGGAAGGTGGTCTATTGAGTCTTTAGAGTCCTTGAGAAATAAAGGTAACATTTTTAGTCTTTAAAGGCTCTCATAGCGTTGTTAACTAGAAAGAATCAACGCCAGAGTCTCCAGAATCTCCAGAGATCTTGAGAGATCTTGAGAGGGATCTCTCTGAGCTATGGAGTCTACAGAGTTCAGGGGAGGGTGCAGGAGACCATAGGGGGTACGTGGGGTATATATACAGTGGTTATACATTTTAGGATAAAATAGACTATAAACCAGTTATAAATTAGGAACTAAGATTGAATAAGTCTCTAATATCAATTGAGCTTGAGTGGCGCAATTACCACAACCAGAAGTAACACCTAAATATCTTTTGAGATCATAAAGATTATTTATACCAGCAGTTGCTGCTTTATGAATTTGCTTATCGGTAATTCCTTTACAGATACAAATATACATGAATTTAATTACTCTTTAGAACTATAAAGATCTTTATAGTAGTATATATATAGTATATAGGGGGTGGGGGAAAAGGTGTCCCTTTATTATACAGTTCAGATTCACTTTTGTCAAGTCTATTTTATAAAATACTTGACAACTTCTTATATGAACTATATACTATTTTAATGGCGGTATTAAATAGCATATCACAAAGAGAAACAAAACGGGAATTGACAGATAAACAAAAGTCTTTTCTTAGTAATCTTGTTGAAACTCAAGGGGATGCAAAGAAAGCTGCAGAGTTAGCTGGTTATTCTTCCCCGCATTACTTTATTGTTAAGAGCTTAAAAGCAGAAATCTTAGAGCTAACTAAAGAAGTATTAGCTAATTCAGCACCTAAAGCTGCTTTTAAGCTTATAGAGATTATGGAATCTAAAAGACCTGTAGTCCAGGCTAATAATAAATTAGCAGCCGCGCAAACTTTATTAGATAGAGTAGGTGTTGGAAAAATAGATAGAATGGATGTTACTCATAATGTAGGTGGCGGTATCTTTTTAATGCCGGATAAAGCCCCTATTGAAATATCCGCAACTGAAGGGCATTATACTGAAATTGATGAGGATTAACATATGGATATTCTAATAGGCTCGGTAGTAGTCGTTGTTGTCGTTATGTTTGTTATAAAGCAATTAAAACCTACCTTATATGAAAAAGTAAAAGGAAAGGTACTTTTCTGGCGATGATACGAAATAACAGAGATGGCTTTTTAAAAAAACAAACCCAACAACGCTATCAGCGTAAAAAAATTAAACACCACAAGAAACAATTAAAATATGAAGATGATGTAAAGAAAGTAAGACATTTTAATAATAAAAAATCTAAAAAATATAAAGAACATAAAGAACAACTAAAGTATCAAGAAGATTTAAATCAAATATAATATTTTAAATAAAACCAGCTAGATGAATATGCTTATTCCTGAAAATTATATAAGAAGAGCTACTTCAACTATTCCTTTTGGTTATGAGTTGTCTTTAATAGAGGGATATCTTAAACCAATAGATGAAGAACTTAGTGTTTTAAAAGAAGTATCAGAATCTGTTAACGCAGGTGAAATAAGTCTTGGAATAGGTGTTGATTGGTTAGAAGCAGAAACAGGTAGAAAGCTTTCTAGGGCAGGTTTAAAAAAGCATGTAGATAAGGTATATGGAAGATCTAGAAAAAAATTCTGAAAAATACTTGACAGATGCTCAAGGGAACTATATACTAAAGAAAGACGGAACTCCTCGAAAAAAGACAGGAAGACCTAAAAATTCTGAATTATCAGATATTAAAGCTGCTCTTCATGCTCAACGAAAACTAAAGAAGAAAAAGGCAAAGATAACAAAGTTACGCAGAAATTTAAAGAAAGCGGAAAAAGCGTTTAATAAAAGTAAAAAAGTTTTAACATCTAATGTTATTACTGAAGAAGAAAGTAAAGAATTACCAGATGTAATTCAAAAACATTTAGATGAAACAGGATCTTATGTTGAGTTTATGCCCAACGAAGGTCCACAAAAAGATTTTTTAGCTGCATCAGAAAAAGATGTACTTTATGGTGGAGCTGCAGGAGGTGGTAAAAGTTATGCAATGGTAATTGATCCATTGCGGTCTTGTCATAACCCTGTACATAGAGCATTGATATTAAGAAAGTCAATGCCTGAATTAAGAGAACTGATAGATAAGTCTAGGGAACTTTATCCCAAAGCTTTTAAAGGAGCTAAGTTTCGAGAAGTTGAAAAACTATGGAACTTTCCTAGTGGAGCAAAGATAGAGTTTGGATTCTTAGAACGTGATGCAGATGTTTATCGTTATCAAGGACAAGCATATAGCTGGATAGGTTTTGATGAGATAACACATTTACCAACAGAATTTGGTTGGAACTATTTAGCATCTCGTTTAAGAACAACAGATCCTGATTTAAAAACTTATCTAAGATGCACAGCAAACCCAGGTGGTGTAGGCGCACATTGGGTAAAGAAAAGATATATATTGCCTTCTGAGTCTAATAAGGCTTTTATAGGGCATGACGGTTTAACACGAAAGTTCATCCCTGCTAGATTACAGGATAATCCTTATTTAGCAGAAGATGGTGAATATGAAAGGATGCTTAACTCGCTTCCTGCTGTACAGCGTAAACAATTACTAGAAGGTAATTGGGATGTTGCAGAAGGAGCAGCGTTTGCTGAGTTTGAACCAGAAACGCATGTAATACCTCCTTTCGAGATACCGTCTTGGTGGGAAAGATTTAAAGGCGTAGATTATGGTTACGCTGCAGAAAGTTGTTGCTTATGGGCGGCGGTTGATCCAGAAGATAAAACTATTATTATTTATAGAGAATTATACCAAAAAGGTCTTACAGGGAAAGCGTTAGCCGATAAAATAACACAGATGGAAGAAGCTGAAGTAAGATCTATATCAGGGGTTTTAGATACCTCTGCATGGTCTAGAACAGGATATTCAGGACCTACTATCGGAGAAATACTTGTTGGAAAAGGACATAAGTTAAGAAGAGCAGATAAAAATAGAATTGCTGGTAAAGTTCAGATACATGAACATTTAAGAAAACGACCTGAAAATGGAAGACCGCGATTACAGATAGTAAATACTTGTATTAATTTAATAAGAGAAGTACAAGGTATTCCACTATCTAAGACTAATTCAGAAGATGTTGATACACATGCTTCTGATCATGCCTATGATGCTTTACGTTATATGCTAATGAGTCGACCAAGATTAGATCATCCGTATGATAGGCGATTAAGAATTAAATCTGATGCTTATGTACCATCAGACTCAGTATTTGGATATTAAATTATGGCAAAACCAATAGGGAAAAAGTAGATGGCAAAGAAGACAACTACTTTTTTAGACTCAAATCATCTCTATGAAGATGTAGAAGGCGAAACAGGTAAAACACTAAAATTAGAGGCAGATCAGCAGTCTAATTTAGTAGGTTTAATTAAAGCTAGATATATTCAAGCAGAAGATAAAAGAGATCTAGACGAAAGAAGATGGTTAAGATCTTATGAAAACTATCGTGGCTTTTATAGTAAATCAGTTAAGTTTAGAGCTTCTGAAAAATCTAGAGTCTTTGTAAAAATAACTAAAACAAAAGTTCTTGCTGCATTTGGACAATTAGTTGATGTAATATTTGGAACAGGTAAATTTCCTATTGGAGTTACAGAAACTAAAGTACCTGAAGGAGAACTTGGCTCTGCTCATTTAGATATAAATAATCCAACTCCTGATATAGAAACTTCAATACCTGGTACAGAAGGTTTAGTACCTGATAATTTAGGTAATCGTTTAGAAGATGAGCCACAGGAAAATATTTATGATGTTGGATATGAAGGAGATGGTAGAACACTAAAGCCTGGAGCTACTTTTGCTAAAGGTCTTTTTACTGATTCTATAGAAGATCAAGCAGAAGATATGCTTGTTGAAGGAAGTAGTCCTAATCCTGAAGTACTAGAAATAAATCCTGCACAAAAAGCAGCAAGACGAATGGAAAAACTAATCCATGACCAGATTGAAGAATCTAATGGTTCGTCTGAAATAAGAAATGCTTTACTTGAAGCAGCTTTACTAGGTACAGGTATTGTAAAAGGACCTTTTAATTTTAATAAAAAATTACATAAATGGGAGATTAGTGAAGAAGGAGAAAGAGAATATAATCCTTTAGAAGTTAGAGTACCTAGAATAGAATTTGTAAGTTGTTGGGATTTTTATCCAGATCCTGCAGCAACTAATATGGAAGAATGTGAATATGTAATACATCGCCATAAAATGAATCGAAGTCAGCTTAGACAGTTACGGAATATGCCTTATTTCGATGAAGAAGCTATTCGAGAATGTTTAAAAATGGGTCCGAACTATGAAGAAAAGGATTTTGAAAGCCAATTAAAAGATGATTCTAGAGGAAACGAAGAATATCAAGGAAATTATGAAGTCTTTGAGTATTGGGGAATTATGGATGCCCAATATGCTAGAGAAGTTGGTATTAAATTACCTGAAAATATAGATGATTTAGATGAAATACAAATTAATGCTTGGATAACTGGTGATAAATTATTAAGGGCTGTTATTAATCCCTTTACTCCTTTCCGCATTCCTTATCATTCATTCCCATATGAAAGAAATCCTTATAATTTCTTTGGTATTGGAGTAGCAGAGAATATGGATGATAGCCAGCAAATTATGAATGGTCATGCAAGAATGGCAATTGATAATTTAGCACTTGCAGGTTCATTGGTATTTGATGTAGATGAGTCAGCACTTGTTGGTGGTCAATCTATGGAAGTATATCCAGGTAAAATATTTCGCAGACAAGCAGGAATGCCTGGACAAGCAATACACGGAGTTAAGTTTCCAAACACATCTACAGAAAATATGATGATGTTTGATAAGTTTAGACAACTTGCAGACGAACAAACAGGAATACCTAGTTATAGTCATGGACAAACAGGTGTTCAAAGTATGACTAGGACAGCTTCGGGTATGTCAATGTTATTAGGGGCAGCTAGTTTAAATATAAAAACAGTTGTTAAGAATCTTGATGATTTCTTATTAAAACCATTAGGAGAAGCGTACTTTCAATGGAATATGCAGTTTTTTGAAGGTGATATGGATGTTAAAGGTGATTTAGAAGTTAAAGCTGCTGGAACAAACAGTTTAATGCAGAAAGAAGTACGAAGTCAACGATTAACTATGTTCCTTCAAACAGCACAAAGTCCAGCTGTTGCTCCTTTTGTTAAAATTTCTAAACTTATAAGTGAACTGGCATATAGTTTAGATTTAGATCCTGAAGAAATATTAAATGATCCTGAAGAAGCAGCTATAATGGCACAAATAATAGGAATGCAAAATGCTAGACAAAATACAGGCGAGGAAGCTCAACCTCTTGGTCAACAACAAGGAGCAATGGGAGCCACTGGAGGATTACCTCAAGGAACTCAAGAACCTGGAGTTACAGGTACTGGCGGTGGCAACATCGGAACTGGAAATATACCGCAGCCAGGGGAGGATCAATTCTCTGGAACGGTTGCTGCAGCTCCCCCAACAGGTTAAACAAACAATTAAAGAGACAAGATAATGCCTAAGAAAAGAAAGAAAAGAAATGGCTCAATGAAAGAACAAATGGAAGGATTAGCAATAGCTATAACTCCTATAACGATTGAGAAAAAACGAGCTAAAAAACAAGAAGGCGGAGAACTAGAAGCTCAAGTAGATGAACCTGTACCTGTTGAAGAAACTTCAGCAGATGAAGAAGATAGAGATATAGAAGCTCAAATGGAAGAACTTGAAGCTGCTAAATCTTCTTTACCTGCTGAAGAGGATATGATGCCTGATGAACAAATGGAAGATGAGTATTTAGATTTTGTTATCTCACAGTCTTTATCTCCAGAAGAAGAAACAGCATTAATGAATAAATTAGAAGCTGATCCAGAGTTAAGTGTTATGTTTGATAAAATTATGGATACAGCAATAGAATTTTCAGGATCTGGTCCTGTTGAAGGTCCAGGTTCGGAAGTCTCCGATTCGATACCCGCAAGGTTATCGGATGGTGAGTTTGTCTTTACTGCAAAAGCAGCTGATCAAATAGGCTCTGAAAGATTACAAAGTATGATGGAAGATGCCGAAGCTGAAGCAGACGATGTAGAAAGACAAGAAATTGCATTAGGAGGAAGTATAGAAAATAAATCAATGGTAAACCAATATAGTAGACCTATTGATGGAAATACAGCAACAGAGGAAATTAAAAAAAGTATGTTGTCTATTAATCCCCGATTGCGATAAACGATAGAGCTACCTTTTATAAGCCCTCTATCACAACAATAACCGAAAGGCTACCTTTACAAGAACAAGCCCTGTCATGCGCAAAGACAGCTACCTTGTTAATGAAGCCCTGAGTAGGAGGAAAGAAAATGGCTAATGTAAGTCAACAAGAAGAACCTAAAGCTAATCCTTATAATCGAAAAAAAGATTGGCATAAGCAAGATGAAAAAGCATTTGTATCTTCTAATAGTTTATTTTTTGAAGAGCCAGAATCTGAAGAAGCTGAAGGTGAAGCAACAACTGTTACAAAAAAACCTAAAGCTACTAGAGATAGACCCTATAAGAAACCAGACTATAAAAAAAGATATGATGATTTAAAAGCACATTATGACTCTAAACTAAATGAGTTTAAAGAGAGAGAACAGGAACTATTAGATGAAGCTACTAAAAATAGACCAAGCTATGTAGCTCCAAAATCTCCAGAGGACTTAGAAAAATTTAGAAAACAATATCCAGATGTCTATGAAGTAGTAGAAACTGTAGCACATATGCAAAGTTCTGAAAAGACTAAAAGCTTAGAAGAAAAACTTGCAATTTTACAGGAACGTGAAACAGATTTAATTACTAGACAGGCACATGAAAGATTGTTACAGAACCATCCTGATTTTGAAGAAATTAGAAATGATGATGGCTTCCATAGTTGGGCGAAAGAACAACCGCAATCTATTCAAGACTGGATATATAAAAATAATAATGATGGTGATCTTGCTAGTCGAGCTTTAGATTTATATAAAAGGGATTTAGATATTACCACTTCTTCTAGGACTAGAAAGCCATATTCTAAAAAGTCCAAGAAATCTGCTGCTGATATGGTTTCAACCAAAACAACGGCGGTTGAGCCAAAGCAGGATAAAATTTGGACTGAAAGGGAAATTGCTGCTATGTCTATACATGAATTTGATAAATTTGAAGACCAAATTAATCAAGCTATTTCAGAAGGCAGAGTAGTAAAACTATAACGTAAATTTGATAAAATAAGGAGGAATCAAAAATGGCATATAATCAATCTGATCAGTATTTTGAGCCTAGCACAGATACTGATGCCAACTTTGCTAACTCCACAAGTGGGCAAAATAATTCGTTTTTCCTTCCCGCAGTCTACTCTAAAAAGGTTCTCAACTTCTTTAGGAAGGCTTCGGTTGCGGAAGCGATTACAAATACCGATTATTCGGGTGAAATTGCCAACTTCGGAGATTCAGTAAAGATTATTAAAGAGCCTGAGATTACTGTGTATCAGTACGAACGTGGTGCAGACGTAACTCAAACAAAGCTAACTGACCAAGAGTTGACGCTTGTTGTCGATACGGCTAACGCCTTTAAGTTCAAAGTGGATGACATTGAAAGCAACATGTCCCATGTGAACTGGCGGGAAGTAGCCTCATCTTCAGCGGCGTATGCTCTTAAAGATGCTTTCGATGAGGGCGTTATTGCTGTCATGTTTGCAGGGGTATCTGCATCTAGCCCGAACCATATTTTAGGTTCGGATAATGCAACTGACCTTGCTGCTGGTACATTTGACGGTACGGGTAATCTAGATATCGGTTTCGCTGGATCAGAGCATGATCCCATAGATGTTTTAGGACGCATGGCTCGTCTTCTAGACGATTCAAATATTCCTGAAGAGGGGCGTTGGTTCCTAGCTGCGCCTGATTTCTATGAAGTTCTTGCAGGAACAGCGTCTAAATTGCTATCTTCGGATTACAATGCTGGACAAGGTTCGATCAGGAATGGTCTAGTAACTTCTGGTAAGATTCGTGGATTTAGTATGTACAAATCTAATAACATTGCAAGCACATCTAATGCTGCTGGCAAATGTATTTGTGGTCATATGTCTTCTACGGCTACTGCACAGACGATTACTAGTACAGAAGTCTTACGTGATCCAGATTCGTTTGGGGACATTGTACGAGGACTCCATGTTTATGGAGCTAAAGTACTACAGTCAAGCGCGTTGGTTTCTGCGTTCTATGGTATTGACTAATTAGATTAGGGGGGCTGAAAAGCCTCCCTTTTCTTTTACTTTTAGAGTAAAAGTTTTATTTAGATATAAACAACATACTATTTTATTAAATAGAGGAGAAAAAAAATGGCAAACCCAGTTATCAATATAAGAGATACAGGGCGAAATTCAGCAAGAACAGGAGATGTTCGTGGACTTGCAGATAATGTAGTTAGCTCTTGGACATCAACAACGACAGGTACTATTGCAGTTACAGATGATACTAATACTGATGTTAGTTTTACACAACCAGCAGATACGATTCTTCGTAATCTGATTGCTATTCCAGCAGGTAATATTGTTACAGCAGGTGGTAGTGGTAATGATGTAGACTTTTCATTAGGAACATCTTCGGGTGGTTCTCAAATTATTGCAACCGAAGCTATCCTAGATGATGGTGGATCTGCAGTTACCTGGTCGGCTAATGCTCCCTTGTATCTTATTCAAGATTCACATGGTCATGCAGCTAATCAATTTGTTAGTACATCAACTACAGCAGGTGTTGTAGGTGGACCAGCAACTTCTGAAGCTATTGTTATTG